TTACGCAAAAAGCAGATCCTGCATATAAGCGTCTGCCCGGTCGCTTGCCTCTTTGTCGAACTTCTCAAAAACATCACAGTAGGTGTCCAGGGTGGTCTTTATGTCGGTGTGTCCAAGTCTTTTTTGCAGACTCTTGGCGTGCATACCGCTTTCTATACAGCGCGTGGCATAAGTGTGCCTTAAGCTGTGCAGGGTAACTGTTCCCGGAACTGTTTGATCAAGTAGTGTATATTTCGAGATCAAGCGTTTCAAGGTCATATTTGCCTGATTAGTAGTGATGATCTTATTTGCTCTATAGTCAAAGAAAAGGAGATCCATTTTATTTGGCCGCCAATTCTTTAGATGGTCTGACAGTAACTGAAAAGGCATATCCGGCAAAGAAAGTAGGCGTTGTCCAGCATAGGTTTTTGTGGTCTTGCCGAGGACACTGTGTTCCGAACTGTCCCGCGTGACGGTGCGGCGTATATTTACAGTGCGAAAGGCAAGATTGACATCGTGTATATCCAGCGCGTTGATTTCACCCATACGCATACCGGTATATAACATAAGCAGAAATTGAGCGCGGTAGGGGCAACTGCGTTCTTGATCGTTAAGTACGGCAATCAGCTTCTTTTCTTCATCAACGGTAAGAGCACGAACCCGATGGGTGTCATTAACGCTTTTAGGCTTGCGAAGCCCCACCATGGGATCCTTATTTAATATGTCTCTATAAATAGCAGTACGAAAGCAGCGGGCCAGCATTCCATAATCTTTTGCTATAACTGAATTGGAGTATTCCGTTATAGACATTAAATAGGACTGTATATCAGCTGGTTTTACTTTTTGCAGCGGGATAGAACCAAGCGCGCTGCGGCTGATACGCACGCATATAGCGTTCTTTCGTAAGTAGGAATTCTCGCCAATGATATTTAGCGCGCGATCTTCTTCCGTTAGGCAGCGGGCCATATCTCCGACCGTCATTTTGTCGGGGGTAATGATGGATCCGGTGGCAAGCTCATTCTTCAGAGCGTCCAGCTTTGCCCGCACATCTGCCTGTCGCTTACCGTACACAGTTTTGCGTTTGGGCTTGCCATTGGCGTCCACGCCTATAGTCAGCTGGGCAGCCCATAAGCCTTTGCTTTCCACCTTATAGATGGTTCCATCACCGTTTCCTCTTTTTCTTGGCATTGTACTCACATTCTCCTTTACGCAGCAGCGGGCAGCGCCTGAAAAAGGGCGCAAAAATCCCCTGCTTGATTTATGAGCAGGGGTGTGGTACAATAACCAGTGTTGGGTGGGTTATGTGTACGCACATCTCCTGCTTATCGGCTCTACCCTGTTGGCGCAGGGTAGGGCTTTTTTTATTTATTCATTATAGTTCATAAGGCCAATAAAGCAGCCCAGCGTTGAGTGGCAGTCGGCCAGCGCTCTGTGGGCGGTCTCATCCTGGCAATCAAAGTAGTTAGCCACCGTGCCCAGCTTATAATCGGGCAGGAACGGTAACTCCCGCTTAGCACATTGCATTGTGTCGAATGAGGGAAAAGCCGTGTCGCCATCGCAGTACAAATTAGCGTTGCGCACAAGGAAGCCAACATCAAAGGACACATTGTGACCCACAAGAGGTAGATCACCGATGAAGTCCAGCACATCAGGCATTATATCAGAAGCAGCGGGCGCTTCTTCCAACATTTCGTTGGTGATCCCGGTAATCTTGGTGATCCGGGCAGATACCGGCTTGTTGGGCCGGACAAGTTGCTGGTAGCTATCTACTACATCGGTGCCGCACACCTTTAACATGCCGACCTCTATGATCTCATTTTGAATAGGCGAAAAGCCGGTGGTCTCAAAGTCAATGACTACAAACTCCTCCGGAAACTTTCGCAGCCGGGAGCCGCGCCGATAAAAACCTTTTTCTTCCGGCTCATCATCATCGTCTGCCGAGTCAGGCTCCGGGTCGCTCATCTCGACGACCGGCAGTGTAACTGTAACAGGCTCCGTATCAATATGCACAGATATGTTTGGTATGTTTTCCAGTTCGGGTTCCGTGTGTTCTGTCTCGTCAGCATACCTGGGATTGACCCATTGTGTCGCAGGCTCTTCCTCTTTTTTGGCAGCGGGCGGTATAGACTCCACTTTTGCCACCGGCTCAGGTGGGACAAAAGCCGACTCAGACGGAACGGCAGCGGGCTGTTCGGCAACGGACTTTTCTGTGTCCGCTTCCGGTTGTTGTGCGGCGGGTGGCTCCGTGACCGGAGGGGCAGGTGGAACAACTGCCTGTTGTACTGGCTGCTGCACCGTAGGCGGCATGTAGTATGTACCCTGTTGCTCATGCCGGGCGGTTTCCTGCTCATCTGTGGGGATCAGTTTTAGCACCTTGGTAAGAATAATGTAATAAATCACCAACAGCGCAATAGACACAATCAGGAACGGTGGAAAAGCTGCACAGGCAAGCAGTGTTGCCACCACCAACGGCGGCAGCGCATACAGTAAAATCTTGTATGATTTTTTCACGCTTTGTCCTCCAAGTTGCGGTTGATATTTGCAAGCAACTTAATGATGATCCAGTTCTGATTGAATATCGCTTCCTGCATGGAGTTGATATTCAACAGCACCGGGCTATAGTCATTGGACAGCACGCTACCAACAGTAATGGCCGCATTTCCCTTAAAAGTCTCTATAATCCGGTTGAGTTCGTGTTCCGGAATATCGTCGGCATACTCCTCCAGGTGGTATTTGGTGATGAATTCGTCACGCTTGGCCTTGGCGGCCTCTTGCTTTTTTCTCTCTTTTTCCTCTGCTGATGTAAACAGACCCATTTCTTTTTTCCTCCTATTAAATTATTACATCTATAATCACGGCGTGCCGTGGATTATGACATTCCACATTCAAAGTAGAACTCCAGTGCCTTGTGGACAAATTTTTCCGTCACATTGAAATACTCGGCCAACTCGTAAGGCTCCAGTCCCTGGCGCAGCTGCGCCTCCAACTCGGCCTTGGGGATCAACTTCTTCACTGCCCACTTATCCGCCCGGCGTTCGTGCTTACTACGCCGGTCAAGCGGGGCATATAGGTTGTAGAACGACCCGGTTATGCAGTGCCCGGCTTCGTGGGCCAGGCGGCAGCGGGCCTCTGCGGTGGTCTCCAGGCTCTGCTCGTCCAATGCTATGTAATAATCATCGCCGATATTGGCAGACGCAGACTTGGCAGCGGGCATACTGCCCAGATATACCTCTATGTTGTTGCGCTCGATCTCATCGAACAGGGACTCAGTTGTTGTTGTCATTCTCTCTCTTTCTCTTATCTTTGATAAATTCTACAAATCCTTTAACTTCCTGCCACATCTCGTCGGTAACCTCTCCGTCACCACCAAATAGTGCCACTTTGGCTATCTCCTCCGGACTTTGTTGGTCCGGGGGATTTTTTATGTCCGTTTTTCCCAAAAGGTAGTCAGTAGAGACACCAAAATAGTCAGCGATCTTTTTTAAGCTGGAAGCAGATGGCACAGCCCCTTTATTTTTCCAGTCGCTGACAGAGGCACGGGATATACCAACTGAAACGGCAACACCAGTCGCCGAAGAACCAGCTTCCACACAAAGCTGTTGGTATCTATCGTAAAAAGTCATAGTTTTACACCTCTGTTTTTGTGCAAAATTTACAAAAGTTCATAAAACCTAACTTTTAGTGTTGACAAATTCATTACGCCGAATTATAATTGCACTTGTAGTTAGGTTTACCGAACACGAAACAAACCGGACTATGAGAGCGCTACCTCTTGTCAGTCCAATGTGCTGTTGATTTGCACATTCATAATAGCACAACAGTTCGGAAAATACAACTACAAATTCAAAAAATGTTCGTTTTTTAGAACGAAACGGCAGAAAGGAGTAAAAAAATGGACAGTTGGATTGCGGAAGCAGTCGGCACAATGCACATCAACAAAATAACCCAAAAAGCCGTGGCAAGCAAAATGGGATGTACAACTGACTATATCTCGATGATTTTAACCGGCAAGCGCAAACCGCCACAGGCAAAAGAGCGGATCCTCGGCGCAATCAACGAGATCATCGCCGAGCGCAACAACTAAATATACGGCCAGCCTTTTGGGCGGCGGCAGAACTAAGCAGGCAGCGGGACCTTTATTTACTTCTTCTCTTTCTTCTTTTCTTTTTTGTCAAATTTACCCATTATGTTCCTGCTTCCAGTGCCCGCCCCACCCAACATCACATTTATCGCCAACGGCACTTTTGCCGTGCAGCGGGCAGCTTGCGGCTCTGCCGCTTGCCCAAAGGGCTGGCCTAATCAAGAAAGGAGAATAGCAATGAAAGTACCCCTCAGCAAGGACAACCCCTTGGCAATGGACGATTTCGACGCCGCCGTGCAGCAGCGTATGGAGCGCCTGCAAAGCTATATTGACCTGATCCGCACCGCCGAAGCTGTAGAGGAAGAGGTCAAGGTCAAGGGTACAAAGCTGTATCTTGGTCCGGAAGATGTGGCGGCATACCTGAATTGCAGCATTCCGACTGCCAGGCAGTATATGCACCGTCCGGGCTTCCCTCTCATTCAGCTGGGAGAGAACGGCACCAAGTTGGCTGTGTTCGCCCCGGCGTTCCACGCCTATAATGCAGGCAAATATTGATTTTGCAGTCAACTGCAAAGAAAGGACAAACCAATGACCAAAAGAGAAAAGGCAGGCGTGGTACTGGTGATTACCGGCTTCCTGCTGGTACTGCTTGGCTGCTGCTTGGTGGCGGACAACCAATATTGGTGGGTGTCTGTGGCAATCAGCGGCACCGGCTGCGCATTGATCGCCCTGGCGGTGTTCGTGTTGCCCAAGGACGAGGACGAGCCGCAGCAGGATAAGCGGCTGGTGATCGAGGACGAAAACCACAAGGTGGTGCTGGTAGCGCCGCTGACAGACTTTGAACTGGCGTATCTGCACGCAGTCAAACTGGGAAAGGATGATGAAAATGGAAGATTACATTGATTTGGTGATTGCTAAGCTGGATGAGGACCACATTGTCCTGCGGGCGCCGTGGAATACCGTTAGAGCCGGCGACACCGTGTATGTGCGGGGTGACGGCAACTACGAGGCGCTGGAAGTCATCGCAGAACGGAAAACAAAGGCTCTGATGGAATTGCCGAAAGTGACCGCCATTATGCTGCCACTGGAGTATGACGAACAGAGCGGCGGGCAAAAAGAAAAAGCCAACTGATAAAATCAGTTGACTTGAGACATTGCACAGGTGAAAAAAGAAAAGAAAGTAAAACGCCTGCGCTAATTACATTATACATAAGGACCGCAGAGAAGTCAAGGACAAGCTGTGCGGCAAGGGCGAAAAAAGGGGTCTGTGCTCCTTTTTTGCTCCTTGTTCAAAGTATTATTTTTAGGCACAAAACGCCAACGGCAGAAATATATATCGCTTGGCATTCTTCAGCGGGTTAGGCGCAGGCAGGAGACCGGCGGCAACAGGGTGTGTACCCGCGCCGCATAATGAGGAGCTGTACACTGTGGGAATGTGGAACACGCCGGTGAACCGGTGGGAAACTTGCTTTTCCATCCGGGAGCCGATCAGCGTTTTCCAGCATTTCCATAGTGTGCCGATCCGTCAGAAAGGAGCAAAACAAAATGCCATGGGTGCAAAAGACCACCCACGCAGGTAAATGTATATACATTCAGCGGCATTACTCCTCCCGCTACGGCAGCAAGAATAAATGTACCAGGGGTAGCAATTACGGAAAGACCAGCGAGGCCCAGGCGGCAGTCAACAATCGCCAAGCGTGCCTACAACAAGAGATGATCTTCAATGCGAATTTCGGACCCGGCGATCTAACTGCCACATTTACATTCCGCAAGGCGGACAGGCCAAAGGATCTGCAAGAGATCAAGAAACTGTGGGCCGCCTATATGGCCAAACTGCGATATGCCTACAAAAAGGCCGGTGTTGAATTCAAGTGGATGAGAGCCATTGAGACTCCGGACAAGAACCCGCACATCCACATGGCACTGTCAGGTATTGACTTGACCAAGCTGCCCAGGTGGCCATACGGTCGGGTGGAATTCGTGCCAATAGATGATCGAGACCACCACACCTACGGCGGGTACCTACGCGAGGAGACCCACATCAAGCAAGGTCACGAGGGCAAGTACACAACGGCCAAGTCCAGAGTGTGTTTTAGCCGTAGCCGTAACCTGGTGGTACCGGAACCGGAATACCAGGTCATCTACAGCGACCACTGGGCAGACGAACCCAGGGCGCCCAAGGGCTATTATGTGGTCCGGGACACCCTGAACAACTGGGAGGACGAAGTAACCGGTTTTAAGTATCAATCCTATGTGCTCTGCCCTGTTCGGGCAAAGAACCATAGGTACCTGTGTTAGGAGGACAAAGTGACATACATACAGCAATGGGAACAAATGCGGGACAAGGTGCGCAATCTGGAGCAGGAACGCAAAACGCAGCTGATCTTGGCCCCGCACAACGCCTACGGCTTCAAGCTGAATATCAACCACCCGCTGATCCGGCCTAAGTGGGACGCCTTTAAGAGCGCCAAGGGACTGGGTCAGTACGGTATGACCGATGATCTGCGCCGGGAATTTGAGGAGACAGTGCTTTCCAGCAAATATATGCAAAAATGCCTGGAGCAGGAGCAGCAGCACATTGGTGCAGTGGAGCACCAGTTCATCCGTATGGCTTACGCTCATGCGGAGCAGGCAGCGGGCTGATGGGTACCCAAGAACACTGGACTGCTGCCCAGTACCAGGAGTATCTCCGGCAGCGGGCCAAAGGCGGGAACAAATACCATGCAGTCAAAGCCCAAGCGGATGGCCGCACATACGACAGCCAAAGCGAGTGCAAGCGGGCAAAGGAGCTGCAACTGTTGGAACGGCACGGCCTGGTGCGCAACCTGCGGGAGCAGGTCCCTTATGAGTTGATCCCGGCAGGGGTCGGCGAACACCGAAAAGAGCGACCGGTGATTTATAAGGCGGATTTCGTCTATGAAGTCTGCCAACCGGACGGCACCTGGAAGCAGGTGGTAGAGGACACCAAGGGCGCCAAAACAAAGGAATATATCATCAAACGAAAACTTATGCTGTTTATACACGGCATAAGCGTAAAGGAGACAGAATGGCAAAGAACAAAATAACCCACGAGTGGAATGAAAATGGTACGGCAATCATCTTCACCGGAAGCCAGCGACAGCCAACGCTGACGGAAATTCACAATTACGCCACTGACGCAATCAGAAAAGGAACCTTGCCGGCGCTGGATGGCTTGTATGTAACAACTTGCAAATTGGGTGGCGACTGGACCCCGCCGGAGGACGCACGCAGCGTAATGTTAGTTGAATTCGGCGAAGACTGCCCGATCTGCGGCAAGCCGTTTGTGTTTGATACGGACTTCTGCCCGATCTGCCACAAGAAGTGGTATGAAGATTGAAAGGAGAAAGACAAATGAACTTTAAGAAAATGTTATCCATTTGCAAGCGAAGCAAGACCTATTTTCTATATGACCTACCCGACGGCGAGCAAATGCTCAGCAACAGCAGCTGCGGGTACATCCTGTACGGCCACCCTAAATACACGCCAGAGACGCTGCGCATGGTCGCTGACTTGGCAGAGGATGACAGCGTGATCATGACAAGAATGCCAAAAGCGGATCTGCCGCTGGCAGACCAATGCCCCAATGAAGAATATGCCGCCCCGCTGGACACCTGCATTGTAGCCGCAGGCGCTGTATGGCAACCGCTGATTGTAGGTGCGGGCATGACATTTATCAACAAAAGAGCGTTGCAACCTATCGAAAAGGAAGAAGAGGGGTACGATCTGTACCGGCGCGGGAACCTGGTGGTCGTTAAATCCGGCCTGATCGTGCAGGGCGTGATCAGAACAATGAATCTGTCCAAAGCAGAAGCTGTATGCCGGGATCTGATCAACCTGGGCACCGTGGCCGGTATGGCCATTGAGGAGCGCAATAATGAAGATTGAAAGAAAAAAACAATGTGCACAGGTGTGGGCGTTGCTTCCGTCAAGACCGCTTTGGACTTCGACAGCGAGATGTCCAGCGTTAAGGTGATCGCCGGTGCGACCGATGACGAATTTGAGAAGCTGTACAAGCAAGCCATCCAACTGGGTGCCGAAACGGTGCTCTCCGCTTCCGAGGCCGCTGCTGATATGGCGAGCTTTGCAAGGGCAGGATATAGCGCCAAGGAGATCATGGCAGGTATTCCCTGCGGTATTTGCTCGTGCGAGAGTTTTTTGCAATATCAAATACAAAGGGACCTGCACGATTTGGCAAACTTAAAATCTGCGCTAATTGATGTTCAGGAGGTGGAAGAATGAAAAATTTTGAGCGAATAAAAAATATGAGTGTTGAGGAACTTGCAATATTTATTAACGATATAGCTGTATGTTGCTTCAAAGACGCAGAGTGCGAAAATTGCCCGATTAACTGCAGAAGAACGGAGGCTTATTGCAACACTTTAACTATAAACAAATGGCTTAAAAGCGAGGCGAGAGAATGAACATTCAACTTGACAAGCAGGCGAAGATCAAGGAGGTAACGCTGAAATGACCGAGAAAATCCAAAAAGCCATCGATAAGATCGACCAGGAGGCGGAGAAGATGGGCAGTGCCTCCGTGCGAAAGCTTTGCTCACACATTATCGACAACTACCTGGTGAACGACGAAAACGCGGACAAGGTGTTGGCCAAGGGCAAGAGTCTAAAAAAGTGTTATGATCACATCGTCGAGAACGCGATGAATAGGATCGTGGAAAAGAAAGGTTACCAGTGTGCCTTTGTAACGAATGACGATGTGTACGAATGGGCAGCGGGCTATTACGGTTTTACCGCCGGAGAGACCAAGGCAGAAATCATCGACCTGCTGGATCTGCTGTGAGGTGTCGACATGGGGAAAAAACTGAACACGCTTACGCCGGAACAGGCACGGAAAATATGGGACGGCCGCCCGAAACTGCCGGAGAAAAAGATACTGGCATTTGCGCATAAGCAGGTGTTCGTCAATGAGCAGTATTTTTTCAAGCACCAAGAGTTCGGTCACCGGTATGGCTATTGTACCGCTTGCGGCAAGGATGTGCAGATCGACATTGAGAATATGCGGCTATGGACGGACAAGCACGCAGCCTGCCGATATGCACGGCATAACGACACCGTATGCTGCCCCGCCTGCGGGCACGAAGTCCAAGTCAAAGACGCCGGCAGAGGGCGCAACGGGCTGTGCAACACGGCAGTCATCGCCGTGGCACAACGGATAAGGAACGGCGGCATATTGCTTTCTTTCGTCCGGGTGTACGAAGACTACACACATGACTTTAAGGCTGTACCGGAAATGGGCCGACTGCTGTACGCTGCATACTTCAATTTGAACAAGCACTTTGTGGCCAAACAACAATACGGTGGAGGGCTGTGCATAAGCGTAAAGTCAAAACCAACACGGCAGCTGCCGTGCACCGTAGAGCCGGTTAAGCTAAATCACAACAACTGGAAATGTACACAAGGAGAGGGAGCAAAGCTGCTGGGCTTTGAAGAGGCGCTGGAGAAAAGTAACCTACGCTATCTGCCGTGGGAGACATACCACGAATGTGCGCAGCAACTGTACCGTAGCGCTATAGCCAACTACCCGGTCAACCTGCTTGGGTTACTGTATCAATATAGCCGGTACCCGGTGCTTACAGAGCGTCTAATAAAAGAGGGCAACGGTGACCTGGTAGCCGAACAGGTGGAGTGGAATTGTACAGCCGGTCTGGACTACAAGCAAGTGGTGCCTTACAAGGCAATGCGACTGACCAAACAGGAGTACCGTATGTTACAAGCAAAAGGCGTCATAAGCGGTAACACACTCAAAGCAACAGCGGCACTGAAAAAATACGGCTACAAAATGACAGATAAAAATATTCTCTTTTTTCTTGCTTTCCAATACAGCTGGAACCAGCGAAAATGCTACAAGGCGTTTGATTTTTTGCGGCAATACCTATCTCCGCAAAAGGCGGTGAACTGGGTAAACCGACAGGCAGCAGGAGGATATGAAACGCCAACAGATGTGCTGTCAGATTACAGCGACTATCTCGATCAGTGCAGGCGGTTGGGCCTGGATGTTAGCCACAAAGAGGTAGCCGTTCCACAGGACTTGCGAGACCTGCACCGCCAGTATTCCGAAGAGCTGACACGCAGAGCAAACGAAAAGAAAATAAAAGAACAAGCTGAGCGAGCAAAGAAGTTAGCTAAGGATCTGCCAAAGTTGAAACGAAAATATACATACGCCAGCAGCGGGCTGTTCATTCGGCCGGCCGAGGGGCCGGAAGATCTGCTGAAAGAGGGCTGTGCCCAGCACAACTGTGTGTACTCCTGTTACAAGGAAAAATACCTGGACAGAAAGACGGATATACTTTTCGTCCGCAAGCAATCGTGCCCGGATCAGTCCTATGTGACCGTAGAATTCAAGGACGGCACTGTTATTCAGTGCAGAGCAGATCACAACCGACCTGCACCGCCGGATGTGCAGGAGTTTATGCAAGCCTGGCTTGTCTATCTAAAATCGAACAGAAAAACGAAAGCAGTCAGTTAAGGAGGACTTATGGATAACCAAATCACTACAATGCAAGAAGTAACGCCAACCACACAGAAAGCCTACGACACCCACGCCCGGATCCTGGCCAATGGCCAGGTAATGGCCAGAGCACTGGTAGATGTGTGCCACGATCTTAAGACTATGCGGGATGAGGGACTATACACGGAGCTGGGCTATGACACATTTGAGGAGTACGCCGAGCAGGCATGCGGCATTAAACAGCGGCAAGCCTATTCCTACATTTCAGCCTATGAAAAGCTGGGTCAGAAATATATGGCCGACCACGCCGACCTGGGGATCACCAAACTGGAGCTGATCTCTAAAATCAGCAGTTATGAGCGGGAAGAGTTCACGGCTGATGTGGATTTGGAGAGTGCCACAGTCAGGGAGTTAAAGGCAGAGGTGGAACGCTACAAGAAGCAGGCAGAACAGCTGTCCTTCGATCTTGGCCAGGCACAAAGCGAATTAAGCGAAGCGCCGGAACCGGTGGACACGGACACACTCCGTTCTTCCATTGAGCAGGAAGTTAAAGCCAAGTACAGCGCCCAGCTGGAAGAATTGCAGCAGCGGGCTGACGCAGCGCCGGACCCGGAGGCGATCCGTAAGGAAGCGGAAAAGGAAGCCGCCAAGGAATACAAAGCTAAACTGGCAACGGCAAAGGCAGACGCCGAGAAAAAAGCCAAAGCCGCTGTAGAAAAGCTGGAGCAGGAAAAGGCAGACCTGAAACGGCAGTTAGACAGCAGTGCCACCAAGTTGGACGCCGCTGTTCGGCAAGCAAAGGCAGCGGGCGCAGACACGGATGTAGCCGCATGCCGGGTGTATTTCACCGAACTGCAACAAACCGCCGCAAAGGTACAGGAGCTGATCGGCAAGATCAATGCCAAGGACCCGGCCACCGGAGCCAAACTCTCCGCCGCCGTTATTCAAGTTTTGCAGTCGACTGCACGAAATTTGGAGGTGAAACAATGACCTGCGAACAATGTTACCACTGCGATGTGTGTTGGCAGCGCATGACCATTTACGGCCAATACGCCCTAATGGGAATGAGCCATGACAACATGGAAGAGTGGTGCACCAAATGTAAGCCAAAAACACAGATCATAGAACTGTCAACGCAAATTCCACAGTCGCTTCATGATGAACTGGCAAGGTACTGTACGGAAATAGCATACGATGAGGAGCGACAAGCATGAAAATGATTAGAAAGCACCTGTGGAATAAGAAAAGAACAGAAACGCTCAAGGTGGCAGACCTGCAAGGCTACCTTGCCCAGTTTGAGCCGTCCGCAGAAGTTCAGCTCGGTGTCGTCCAAATGCGAGGTGCCGCAATGTGGCGCCACCAGATCCAAGGGTTCAAGTTCGTTTTCGGAGGAGATGTACCGGCGCTGCTGATCACGGTGGGCAAAGCCAAACAGATCAAGGACGGTGACCGGAATGGCTGAGTACCTGGCTATGGCCAATGTGCTGCTGTTTCGCCTACTGATCCACTTGCTGCTGTTAGCCGCCACGGCAGTGGTGGCAGGGGCAATACTGCTTGCGCTGTGTTTGCTGGTCATCACGGCTAAGCAAACGCTGGGCGAAAGGAGGGAAAAATGGCGCACAAGAAGAAAAACGAAGCGGTCAAGAAAACCAAAGCACTGATGGCGAATTACAGAGCCATGCAGGCCTATGTAGACTCGCAGGTGCAGCCGGAGGACCAGGAGGGTCAAGAGGACACGCGACGCCTGCTAAGCCGGATAGACGCAGCGCTGGAACAGATCGCGCAGGACTATGCGGCGGTCGGCGAAGATCAGAAGATGGTGGCGTTTCGTCTTAAGTACATCAATGGAAAGACTTACGAACAGATCGCCGAGCAGATGGAAACACACGAGAACACGCCGCACAACTGGATTAACCAAATCAACAAGCGGCTGGCCGTGTATTTATATGGGGTGCAGGCGTTGCGCTAAACCTTAGGGGGGGTGGGTATCCACCCTCTTTTTTCTTTGTTTTTTTCTTGTATTTTTCGTGTTTTTTTCTTGTATGGTGCACAGCAAAACTATTCACTACAATGAAATGTAAGGGAGGCATTGGAATGGCACTGCTTAAAATGTGCCGTTGCGGCAAGATCATTCCGCAGGCGCTGGAGATGTGCCCGGAGTGTGCACAGCACGCGGCAGACCGTCACAAGGAGTACAACGCAACCCGGAGAGACAAGAGAGCGTATGCGTTCTACACCAGCGCTGAATGGCGCAAAGCAAGAGCGCTCCGCTTGCAACACGCAGGAGGACTGGATCTGTATGCGCTATATGTTGATGGTGTGATCAAATATGCAGAGATGGTCCACCATATTGTGCCATTGAGCGAGGACTGGAGCAAACGCTGCGAGCAGCGCAACCTTTTTCCGCTCACCAACGCCAACCACAACAAGATTGAGGCGCTGTATGACTCTTCTATCGCTGAAAAAAAGCAAACGCAGCAGCTTTTGCGGCGGCTGCTGGAGCGGTTCGAGGCGGAGCAGAGGGGGGTGCAAGGGAAGTTTGGGGCACCCCGAGGATAGTCGCGCCCACTCTTTCTTACGGAGAAAACTCCCCACGAAAGCTCAAAGGCTTACAGACCTGACAGATAGATTATTTTTGAAGTATTACGGAAATTACGGAAAGGAGTGACCGGAATGGCCGGAAAAAGGCAGTCAACAGACGCCGTTATCGCCAAAGGCAAGAAGCACTTTACTAAGGCAGAGATCGAAGAGCGCAGGCAGGGGGAACTGGTCGCTCCGGCGGATCATATTGAGTACCCAAAAGGCGCACCAAGGAAGTATAAACAGCGTTTCGATGAAATCGTGGCTGAACTGCGGCGGCTTGGAAAGAACACCGTCAGCAACCTGGACTGCCAGGCACTGTTCCGGCTGGTCGTGGTAGAGCGGGACTTCTTGGAAATCACCAAACAACTAACGAAAACACAGATGATGAAAGAAGTTAAACGACCGGACGGCACCGTTACGCTGGCATACAACTCTACATACGAGAACTTGCAAATTGCCCGCAGCCGATTATGGCAGCAATGCCGGCAGGGCGCAGCCGACTTTGGCCTAACAATGAGTGCCCGCTTCGGCCTGGTGGCGCCAAAGAAAAAAGAGCAGCCGGTCAACAAGTTTTTGGTCGGTGATGATGTTGCTGACTGATCGCACAACAGACTACGCGAAGCGGGTGTGCAGCGGGCAAGTGGCAGGTGTCGGGAAAAGAGAAATCCAAGCCTGCCAACGCCACTTAGATGACCTGGAAAAAAGCGACCTGGCGCCATTCGCCTATTACTTCGATCCACGGCAAGCACAAATCCTGATCAACTTCGCCGAGAAGCTGACCATTGCCGAGGGTGACGAAGAGACGCCGTTCGTCTGCGCTGACTTCCAGGCGTTTATCCTTGGAAGCCTGCACGGTTGGCGAACCAAAGACGGCAACCACCGCCGGTACCGGACTTCATACATCCAACTGGCCCGGCAGCAAGGAAAAAGCATACTTAATGGGATCCTGGCCACATTCTACGGAAACTTCACCAAATACAAATATGCGCAGATCTACTGCGCAGCCACCAAAACAGACCAGGCCAAGATTGTATTCAACGAAGTGGTAAAGTTCATCCGCAGCGACCACGACCTGGAGGCCCTATTCAATGTGCACGAGCACAACTCGACTATAGATTGCAAACTGACCGGCAGCCGCATACGCGCTCTGTCCGGTGACACCAAGCGGATAGACGGTTTCCGGCCGTACCTAGGGATCGTGGACGAATACCACGCTCATAAAAACAACCAGGTCTATAAGCTGCTGGAGGGCGGCACAAAGTTTATGCAATCATGCCTGATCAGCGTTATCACTACCGCCGGCTTCAACCTCAAATATCCTTGCCACAAGATGTACGAAACCTGTTGCGATATCTTGGACGGTACTTTCGATAACCCGACACGATTTGTTTTTATTGCAGAGATGGACCAGGGAGACGACTATTTCGAGCCAACCAACTGGCTAAAGCCCAATCCCCTGCTTCGAGACAGGCCGGATCTGCTGGGTAACATGATCGCAACAGCCAACGAGGCCCGGCGGGAGGGCGGAGACACCCTCCGTGACTTCGTTGTAAAGCAGCTGAACTGCTGGATCCAGGCAGCGGGCAACAACTACATTGAAAATGCCGAGGAATGGACGGCAGGCGCGTCAAACCGCACCTTAAAGAACTTTATCGGTTCAAAGGCTTATGCCGGCTTGGACCTGTCCTCCGGCGGCGATCTGACCAGTATAAGTATCGTTGTCCCCTACTATGTGGACGAAGAAAAGCGGTATTTTGTGTTCAGTCACAGCTTCATGCCGTCCAGGCGGCTGGAAGAACATATACAGTCGGACGACGCCCCATACGATGTGTGGGTGCGGCAGGGCCTGATTACGGTAACAGAGACAATGGGCGGCGTAAAAACAGACTACCGCTACATTCTCAATTACCTAAAACAGCTGATTACAGACTATAACTTGGATCTACAGGTCATCTGTTACGACCCGCACAACGCTTCTGCATTTCTGGCAGACCTGGAGGAGATCGCCCCCTGCCTTTCCGTAACGCAAACGCACAGGGTGCTGTCAACACCTACGGAGGACCTGCGGCTGGAGATCAAGGCAGGGCATGTGGAATACAACAGTGACGACGCCCTTTTGACCCGCTCCATGCTGTCCGCCAAGACGGTGGGCAACTCCTATGGGGAGGTCAAGATCGACAAGGAAGTCAAGACGGACCGTATCGACCCGGTAGACGCGCTGATCGACGCCTGGCTAATGGCAATGCAGGAGGAGCAGGCAGTCAACTTGGACGATGTGGTCGAAGAATATCTTTCACTGATGGGAGCGAAATAAAATGCCATTTTTGGATAATCTGCGAAAAAACGCAACGGCTGTACGAAACGCCTTTGTACAGCCAAGCACTTCGCCGGGGGACGAAAGCCTGATGGAGTTTCTGGGCATTCAAACATCCGGCAAACGGCCACAAAATGATGTGACCTATTACATTTGCCTGAAGAAAAAGGCAGAGACTTTGGGGTCAATGCCGCTGAAGTTTTACCGAAAGTCCGAGGGCAAGATCGAAACGGCAAAAAAGGACGATATGGCGGTGCTGCTGACAGAGCGGCCAAACCCATATATGACCCCGGCCACATTCTGGAGTAGCGTGTCGGCGAACTTGGACCACTACGGCAACGCCTATGTGTGGGTGCAGCAAGATTTTACCCGGCAGAAGTATGGCGGCTCCGTCAAGGCCAAGGGTCTGTGGATCATGCCGTCTAATCAGGTCAATCTGCTTGTGGACGACGCCGGTATCTTTGGGACGGACGGCGGCGGGCTGTACTACTGGTACCAAGACCGCTACACCGGGCACAGCTATATCTTTGACCCGGACACCGTGCTGCATTTCAAAAACTTCTTTACATTCGATGGGTACCGAGGGGCGTCAGTATTGGAACTGCTGCGGTCCACCGTAGACGGCCAAATTTCTGCACAGGAATACCAAAACAAGCTGTTCAAGAACGGTATGACAGGAAAGGCCGTGCTGAATTACACAGGCGAATTAAGCGAGGGCGCCAAAAGAGAAATGATTGCGCATTTTGAAGAATTCGGTGCAGGTGCCAGCAACGCCGGACGCATTATTCCGGTCCCGCCGGGCTTCAAACTGGAGCCAATCGACTTTAAGTTGTCAGACGCCCAGTTCTTGGAGTTGAAACAGTACGGTGCTTTGCAGCTTGCGGCAGCGTTCGGGATCAAGCCCACGCAGATCAATGACTACTCCAAGAGTAGCTATGCAAACAGTGAACAACAGCAGTTGGCGTTCCTGACAGAGACAATGCTGTTCCCCATCTCGCAAATTGAGCAGGAACTGAACTATAAATGCCTGACAGATCCGCAGCGGGCAGCGGGCTTCTACTACAAGTTTAACGACAAGGTGCTACTGCGGACAGACAGCAAAACACAGACAGAGATCTTTGCACAAAAGGTGGACAAGGGCATTGCTACCATCAATGAGTGCAGAGAGCTGGAAGACAATCCGCCGGTACAGGGCGGAGACAACCCCATTGTCAACGGAACATACATTCCGCTTGATAGAGTTGGTGACCAGTACGGCTCCAACAACACAGACTGACGGAAAGGAGGATCGTATGAACAAGGTATTGAATTTTGAGCGCTTTAACCGTGTGAGCAATCAGCGGGAAAAGGTCGGCTACTGCGCCCTCTATGATGAGGCGGACAGAGCTGTGCTGAACTTCTATGGTGATATTTGCATGTACGACTACAGCGGATATGGCGGCGAATATGCCAATGACAAATGCCCCCAGCAAGTCGCTGACTTCTTCAACCAGATTGAGCCGGACAAGCCGGTTGAAATTCACTTCAACTCCGGCGGCGGCGATGTGTTCGCTGGGATCGCCATCGCCAATATCATCAAAGCACACGCAGGAGAGACCGTCGGATATGTGGACGGTATTGCCGCCAGCATTGCCTCCGTCATTCTGTGTGCCTGCGACCGGGTGGTCATTCGCACAGGTGCCCAGGTGATGATCCACGACCCGATGACGGGCTGTTGGGGCAATGCTTCTGACTTTGCGACGGTAATTGAGCAGCTAAACATTGCAAAGGACTGCATTCTGGAACTGTACAGCACAAAAATGTCCGATAAAGTGGACAGAGAAGCGCTTGCCAACCTTATGACGGCAGAAACTTGGCTAACTTCGCAGAATATCGCCGAAGTGTTTAGCTTCGAGGTGGAGAACGCAGAGCCGATGGTGGCCTGTGCAAGCACATTCTACGACAGGTACACACGCCTGCCGCCCGGTGTCAACGCTGACACCGCCAAAGACGCCAAAAAGGACAAAATCCTGGCGGATTTATACCTTTACGGAACAAAATAAAAAATTTTTTAGGAGGAAAAACAAATGAACAAAAAGCTCAGAGCCCTGCTGGACAGCATTAACGCAAAGAAGCAGGAAGTGCAGGATCTGGCCGAAGCCGACAAGCTGACCGAGGCCCAGACCGCCAAAGACGAATTGCAGCAGTTGCAGCAGAAGTTTGATCTGCTGGCTGATGTAATGGACGCCCATAAGGACAATGTCGGTGCAGAGCCGCACCAGGTCATTGATCAGCAGGAATTTACGCCGAAGCAGTGCAGAAGCGCATTTGCCGCACTGATCAAGGCACAGTTTGCCGTCAAGCGTAAGGGCGGTGACCCGGAGGACTATCTGTCCGAACAGGAAAAGCAGATCGTGAACCAAATGTCCGAAGGTACAGACGCCAACGGTGGACTGACTGTTCCGCAGGACTTGCAGACTGCCATCAAGGAATTGAAACGCAGCAAGATTACGCTGGAGAGCCATGTGAACGTGGAGAAAACAACGGTCAACAAAGGCCGTCGCGTAATCGAAAAGGACGCCGACATCACCGCGTGGCCCGCAGTAGATGAAGCGGCCGAATTTACCGAAGGAGACACACCAACACTACTGGCTGTGAATTACGCCATCAAGAAGTACGGCGGCACTATGAAGCTGACCAACGATCTTTTGGCCGACACCGCCGAAAATCTGCTGGCATTCTTGACCAAATACTGTGCCAAGAAAAGCACCGCGACCCGCAACGCTAAGATCCTGGCCGCATTTGATACCGCAGCGGGCGAAAGTCCAGTTACTATCGCCGATGTAGACGGTTTGAAAGATGTATTCAATGTGACCCTGGATCCAGAAGTTGCCCTAAACGCTGAGGTGATCACCAACCAGGATGGCTTTAACTTCTTGGACAGATTAAAAGACAAAGATGGCAACTACATTTTGCAACCGGACCCGATGAAGAAAACCGGAAAGCTGCTTTTCGGCTCTTATCCGATCACCGTGTTATCCAACAAGGCCCTTAAGACCGACACTGCCAAGGGCGCACCCATTTATATGGGCGACGGCCACGAGGCAGTAACCCTGTTTGACCGTGAGAAGATGACCATTGAGGCAAACCCCAATGTGTACTGGACTTCTGACACGATGGGCTGCAAGGTGCGCGACCGCTTCGATGTACAGGTGGTTGACGGCGCGGCCATGGCCAAGGGCTTCTTGAAAGCAGCAGCGGGCTAATTTGCAGTCAACTGCAAAAGAACGGAGGTAAGCAATGGAACTGAACACGGCTAAGAGCTACCTGCGGGTGGACTATGCGGACGATGACGAGCTGATCCAGTTGATGATTGACGCCACGGCGGCAACGCTTGGCGAATTGATCCCCGGCTATAACGCAGCCGCACCGACCGCACGACAAGATCTGTTGCTGCTGATGTCCGTTAAGGACCTGTACGACCACAGGGAGAAGTACGGCAAAAACACGCAGCTTCTCAGCGGTCACGCCTCCACATTTCTGTACAGCGAGATCTACGGAGGTGCCGGCGATGGAAATTAAAATCAATATTCGCAAGCGTGTGTTTTCCACTACAGGCGGCCGACAGATCGAAGATAAGGCAGGCGCCCCACACTATATGAATGTGTGGGCAACGCCGGCCGATCTGTACGGTGAGGAACTGTACCAGGCAATGGCCGCCAAGCTGCATGAGGTGCTGGCGTTCAAACTGCGTTACTGCAAGGCACTGGAAGATATGCGAGGGCATGTCAAGGACTACTTCGTGGAAGAGGTAGCCACCGGCGCACGCTATCGGATCTACCATATCGACTTTTCAAGAGGCAGCCGCGAGTTCGTTACGCTAAAGTGTGAGCGTACCACATAAGGGGTGATCTTATGATAGTCAACATGGAGTTCCAAGGTATGGAACAGCTGCTCAAGAATCTGCAAGAGGTAAGCTCTTTAGATGTGGTGGGCCAATGCACCCGCCACATCATCGATCTGTCCAAGCTGGAAACACACAGGACAATGAAGCGGAATGTGCCAAGGTCGAGGGACCACAGCAAAACCGGTCGGTATCTCGGCCACAGGTTTGTGCAGTATTCACCGGCGCACGCCGCTGATGTGATCCCTGTGTCAAACACAAGGACAGACACAGACGGCCGCTCAAACGCAGAGGTAGGCTGGAAGCTCAGTGACAACAGCCCGCAGTTTTATATGAAGTTTGTTGAATGGGGCACATCAAAAATGCGCCCACGAGAATTCATCAACAAAACAAACAAGCAGTGCGAGGGCATGTATCGCCGCATTGCCGAAACGACGCTACAGTCATACGCCAACAAGTATTTAGGTGATTAAGGAGCCGATATGTTAGATGTAATCAATGAAGCCAGTATTGCGCTGTTGCAGATCTCCGGCCGGGGTATTCCGGTCCGGGAGGGGTGGTACGACCCGGACATTACAGACACGCATATCTCTCTTTGGCCGCTCAGCTATGCGGAGGATGATCACAGCGACGATGACAGCGAGAGCGAGACAGCCACGGTTCAGGTGAATATTTGGAGCCTGGTGGACGAGGTGGCGCTGGCCGCCGAAGTGCTGGCTCTGATGAAAGCCTACGGCTTTGACTTCCTGGAGAGCAACAACGCTTACGAGGACGATACAGAGCTATATGTAAAACAGCTGCGCTTCTCACTGACAGTTGAAAAGAACAATGCCGTCAATCAGACGGAGAAAGGATAAGTAAATGAACGAGGAAAGAAATGTGCACAGCCGCCGGGTCGGCCTGAAAGATATCTATGTGGCGCTGGTCACCAAAAACGACGCAACCGGCTACACCGCCGGCACTCCGACCAAGCTGGCAAGAGCCATCAGCGCAAAAGTGAGTGACAAGTTCTCCAGCGAGAAGCTGTATTCAGATGACGCGGTTGAAGAAACAGCGACAAACTACGAGGGTACGGAGATCGAGCTGGATGTCAACGCCCTGACCCCGGCAGAAAAGGCTACGCTTTTTGGCCATCTGTATGAAAAGGGCTTTCTTGTGAAAGGTGAAGACGACAAGCCGAACGAGATCGCAATTGGCTATCGCGTCAAGCGCCTAAACAATAAATACGAGTTTGTTTGGTATTTCTGCGGCACCGCCAGCGAGGGTATGGAGGAGACGAACGAGACCAAGGCGGACAAGGTGTCTACACAGACCGACACGGTAAAACTGTCCTGCTATGCGCGTAAGCACGATGGCAAGTTTAGCTGCTCCGTAGACGAAAGCAATCTGATCACAGAAGACACGGACGCTGCCAGCGCTATTGAAAACTGGTTCTCCAAAGTTCAGGAGTGGCCGACAAGCACAGCGGCCGTCGGCGGTTAAAGGAGTAAAATATGGACGCAATTATGGAAAAGGCTCCGGCTGCACAGCTGGAGCTTAACGGTAAGACTTACACCATCAACCACATGGGCACGGCTACATATCTGCGATACAAACAGGCGTGCGAAGCGGTCAACTTGGAAGAGGACACTATCGACGCTCCAACCTACACCGCCATTATTAACGCTTTGGCGATCGCTTTCGGTGAACAGTTCACGCCCGAAGAGCTGGCAGAGAGCGACACCGATGTGGCCGATGTGATCGTGGCTTACATGGCAGTGGATCTCAATCTGGCACAACGGATTGAACAAAAGATCGACGCCATGACCGCAAATTTCAAGACTGGCAGCTGATCCCGGATATAACGGTCAGTTGCCACGGAACAATCTACCGTTCCACGGCGTCCCTGGATTTCTACCGGCGGTACTGCACCTATATGCGTGCCGTCGGTACGGATGAACCACCGGGACTGCAAGCAACGATCCGCCTTGTACAAGCCGTGCTGCCAACAGCAGCGGGCTATGTACTGAAAGCCGATATAGAGGAAGTGCTGGTGGCGGGCAACACAGCCCACTTCTTGGCACAGCGGATCACGGAAGCCATCAACCGGCTGAGTCCGGAAGAACAGGTGGAACGAGTAAAAAGTCTATTCGATGAATACGACAGAGAGAACGGCTACACGGACGAAGAGAACGAGCAAGACTATTGGAGCGCGCAGTTGGAAGTAATCAACAGCCTGCTGGATGTAGCGACCCAATGCCTGCGCTGCGATCTGCAATACGCCCTTACCGGTGATGTGTTTTCCATTCTCTCTTTGATCAAGTATAAACTGGAACACGCAGATGAGCGATAGAAAGGAGGACGACAATGGCAGTAGCGTCAATACGCCTGACGGCCAGCGCAAACAGCTATACAGCTGTTATGAAGCAGGCGAACGCCCAAATGCGGCAGCTACAGCAGGAGTACTCCTTGGCTGCCCAAAAGGCTAAACTGATGGGTCAGTCTCACCAGGAGGTCGGCGCCCGGGTGCAAATGCTCACAGAGAAGATCAAAGCCCAGGAGGAGAAGATCTCCGCCAACAGCAAGCGGGTAGCCGAACTGACGGCTGAAGACAAGAAACTGTGGCAGCAGCACTCAGAGCTGCAAAACAAGCTCAATCAGACCAAAACCGCCTATGACAAATCGGCCGAGGCAACAGGCAAGAACAGCAAGGAAACCAAAGCCTTGCAGAAAGAAGTTAAAGCGGCCGAAAAGGCCCTGGCTGAGAATGAAAGCAAGCTACAGAGCAATGCCAATAAACTGGCTAAGGCCAAGAACCAAGGCACGCTGTTTTCCAAAGAATTGGAGAACATGAAGCTGAAGCTGAAAGCAGCCAACAAAGAGCTTTCCTCCGCCAAACTGAAAGAATATGGCGACAAAATGAAAAACGCCGGAGATAAGGTATCAGCAGCGGGCAAGAAAATGATGGGCATTACCGCCGCCGTCACAGGTGTGGGTGTTGCTTCCGTCAAGACCGCTTCGGACTTCGACAGCGAGATGTCGCGCGTTAAGGTGATCGCCGGTGCGACCGATGGCGAATTTGAGAAGCTGCGCAAGCAAGCCATCCAACTGGGCGCCGACACGGTGTTCTCCGCTTCCGAGTCCGCAGCCGGTATGGAAAATTTCGCAACGGCAGGATATAACGCCAAGGAGATCATGGCAGGTATTCCCGGCGTACTCAACCTGGCAGCTGTGTCCGGCGGTGATGTAGCCAATGCGGCCGAAGTAATGGCAACCACCATGCGGTCCTTTAATTTGGACGCCAGTGCGTCTGTCCATGTGGCTGACGCGTTCGCAAAAGCGGCGGCAGACACCAATGCGGAAGTGGCAGACATGGGCGAGGCCATGAAGTATGCTGCACCCATCGCTTCCTCATTGGGTATTTCTCTTGAAGAAACAGCAGCTGCAATCGGCATTATGTCCGACCAAGGTATTAAAGGCAGCCAGGCTGGTACATCTCTTCGTGGTGCATTATCCCGACTGGCGGCGCCAACCAAAGCAATGAGAGACACCATGGAAGAGCTGGGTGTAAAGTTCTTTGACAGCAAAGGCAACATGATATCCCTTAGCGATCAGGTCGCGCAACTTCAGTCCAAATTCAAGGGCATGACCCAAGAGCAGAAAGAAAATGCCATCGTTACATTGTACGGCAAAAATGCCTTATCGGGTATGCAGGCGTTGATTGATCGAGGGTCCGGCGCGCTTACCAAAATGACGAACAGCTTTAAGAACGCAGACGGTGCCGCACAAGATATGGCGGACAATATGCTGAACAACCTGTCCGGCGATGTGGAGAACATGAGCGGTGCTTTTGAGTCTGCCGGTATCAATTTGGCCTCACAGTTCACGCCGGAGATCCGCTCCGTCACGCAAGCTGTGACCAACGCCATAGACAAGTTCAATGGCTTAAGTGACAGCCAACAGAAAACAATCGCAGTCATAGCATTAGTGGTGGCCTCTATCGGACCGCTACTCCTTGGCGTAGGGAAAATTATTGGTACAGTCGGAAGTGCAATATCCGGCATTTCCAAGATCAAGAGCGCCGTGTCCGGCCTTGGCCTGGTCAGCAAGATCTCCAGCGGCGCCGGGAAGATAGGTAAGGCTATCACAGGTGTATTTTCGACGCTTGGCCTTAAAGGCGTGATTATTGCCGCCGTTGTGGCTGCTGTAGTAGCCGGTATCGTGCTGATCATCAAGAATTGGGACAAAATCAAGCCGGCATTGGAAAATGTGTGGAACAAAGCGAAAGCCATATTTCAGACAGCCTGGAATTGGATAAAAAACATCTTCACGACATTGTGGAACTTTGTTAAGACAGTATGGAACGGAATAAAGACCGGAATACAGGTGGCCATTATGTTCATCGCCAATCTGTTCAGCGCTGCGTTTAACATTATAACGCTGCCATTCCGCTTTATATGGGAAAATTGTAAACAATATGTTTTCGCCGCATTCAATGCTATCAAGACCGTTATTTCAAGCGCACTGCAAGTGATCCGCACCATCATCTCGACTGTCGGTAATGCGATCAAGCGAGTCTGGACCGCTGTGTGGAACGGTATTAAGGCTGTCCTGACGCCAATTATCAACGGCATTAGGAATATAATCACCAAGGTGTTCACTGCAATCCGTGTTGTGATCGTCACTTATGTGACCATCTGGAAAAAGATTATAACCACTGCCTGGAAAGCGATTAAGACCGTAGTGACCACAGTGGTCAACACCATCAGGACGGTTGTATCGACGGTATTCAATGCGCTAAAGAACATAATCAGCGTACCGCTGAACTGGATTAAAAACCTGGTAGCGCGCATTTTCGGTGGGATCAAAGACAGCATATCAAACAGTATTAACAATGCGAAAAACATTGTGAGCAAAGGTTTGGCTGCCATTCGGGGCTTCTTCAACAAGCTAAAATTGAAATTTCCGAACATCAAGTTGCCGCACTTTAGTATCACCGGCGGCTTCAGCCTGGATCCGCCGTCTGTACCCAAGCTGAATATCGACTGGTACGCAGGCGGCGCCATTATGCGCGGGCGACAGATCTTTGGCGCATACGGCGGCACACTGCTGGCAGGCGGTGAACCAAGCACCGGCGGAGAGGCAATTCTGCCGTTGAGTCCGTTCTATACGGCCCTTAGCAAAATGCTGGACAACCAGCTCCAGCGACTGATCGCCTGTGTTCGTCCGACAGTGATCGTACATACTTACCTGGACGGTAAGGAGATCGGCAGTAAGGTCGTACAGCAAGTCACGGACGAGGTCACCAAAGACCAGCGGAACTATGAAATGGCAAAGGGGTTAGATACCGATGGATAAGTTTGACTTTACTTTCGGAGGCAGAAATGCCTCCGAACTGGGGGTTAAAGCAACCCAGCGGCCCAATATGCCCGCCGCAGTCAAAAAGATTGAGGAAACCAATGTGGCGGCTATGGACGGTAGTTACTACCTTGACCAAGGTACATACGAAGACATACAGGTAGCGTATTCCTGCAACTTCCTGGTACCGGACGGCACAGAATGGGACGAGCGGGTGCGCGAGATCAAAGAATGGCTATTCCACCCGACCGGAGCCAGCCAGTTGATCAAAAATGACGACCCGGAGTATTACCTCAGGGTCCGTAAGGTGGAGACTTCCGAGTTCACCCGCATATACCGGCGGCTGGCTCAGTTCACGGTCACATTCACCTGCGCAGCGTACCAGTACCTGGTGCGCGGTAGCACAAGAGTGCCGTGCCCGGAGGCCGTTAACAATCAGTTTGAGACAGCGTACCCGATCTTCTATATAACGACAAAATACCCAACCGGAAACACGGCAACGATCACAGTCAACGGCAATGCAGTGACCGTACAGATCACAACGCCAACCACCATTATAGATGTGGAAAGGCGTATGGTCTACACCGGCGATTATAAGATCATCAACGGCAACGCAACCGGCGACTTGGACGGCCTGGTGTTGGTCAAGGGCGCAAATACGATCAAGTTCGGTGGAACAAAGAACCCTGCAACGCTGGAGTATGTGCAAAACTGGAGGCGCCTATGATCGAAGTGTATTCCAAGCAGAATTTCACAGGAAAAGCGGCACTGAAACACAATGGCGATATGGTACTGACGCCTTATTCCTGCACCGTCAGCATTGAACTGGGCGGCGCCATAGTGGTGGAGATGGAGCACCCGGTAGACACATTGGGCCGGTGGAAGTACATTGCAGAAGAAAATGTGTTGGTGGTGGACACACCCTGGGCGGAACGCCAAGCGTTCAGAATATGGCAAGTCGTTACTTCTGACACCAAAGTCAAAGCTTCGGCGCAGCATATTATATTCGACTTGAAGCGGACGCTGCCAGGAGAATGCGGGGATTATCAGTCCAACTGCTACGGTTTTGCCAACACAGTGCTGAGCCAGTCCGACTTTAGGCCAAATGTAACCGGGCTCGACGCATTCAAGTCGTTTTCCTGCTATTACTCGGACGCCAAGAGTGCATACGACGCATTGCTCGGAGACGATGAAAGCGTGATCCGTAAATGGTCAGCCGAATGGCTACCGGATAATTTTAACATTCAGATTATGAAACAGTTGGGAAAAGACCGAGGACTTGTCCTTAGAGATGGAGTCAATGCCTCTGGAGTGGAATTCACGGTTAACACCAACGATGTGGTCACAAGTATTCTTCCCACTACGACAGAGGGCATATACAATGACGACTTGGTAGTAAGCGAAAAAGAAAAGGAGTTCAGCTACCCTCATATTGCCATCAAGTCGTATTATGTAAGTCCGAAATATACGCCGCAGGCGTTCTCTGTATATCCGGGGCGACTTAAACTAAGCGGAAAAAAAGTGATACGCGTAGAGGAGAAAGGCAGTTTCTATGGCGTAGCGGCCGTGTCGTCGAACAGCAGCTACAAATTAACATCGCGGTTCAGAAGTGACTGCCCATTTTTCTTTGCATATCGAGATGGGGATCAGTGGATGACAGAGCCTGCACAGACGGCGACAAGCGACTGGAAAAATAGCTTTGCGTACAGCTTCAAGCCTCCAAAAGGCGTAACATCAATAAGGTTCAACCTGGTAAGACGACCGGGCAGCGGAATAAACCCTTTTAAGCACTCGATCCGCAGGTTGACCAATAACGACGCAGAGTTTACGGACATTACGGATGTAATTAAGGAGATCCGGCGGTTAGCCGCTTTGGAATTCTCGGTGGACAGAATAGATGAGCCGAAGATCAATGTGGCCGTTGACTACTTAGATCTGCGAAAGGACCCGGCGTACCAAATGTTCAAAGAGCTGGAACATATAGAACTCGGGGACACCGTTACTATCGCTTTGAATAAGTTGGGCCTGTCAGCCAAGGCAAGAGTGATCAAGCTGGAGTATGACTGCCTAAAGCACGAACTGACCGGGTGTGAGATCGGGTCGTTCAAGCGCAACTATTACCGCAGAGTGACACAGCGAAGTTACAAAGCCATGCAGGGCATTCACCAATTGAACAGAGACAGCATGACAGCGGACAACACGCTTGACTTGATCAAAGCCTATACCGATACGGAGGATGATATTGAATGACAACATTACAGGAAATATTCGTTGACATCAACGGTGCCAACCGCTATGTAACCGTGAGCGCCAAGGCCGAAGACGACGCCGGGCGCATAGTGCTGATCAACCTCCTGGACAACGGCGCGCTGTACGCACTTCCGGCAGACGCAGAAGCCAGGGCGGTCATGATCCGACCCAACGGTACAAAAGCATTGATCACCGCCCAAGTGATTGATGGCAAAGTACAGCTGACGATGAAGAGCAGTATGCTCATCCTGGGAACAAGCCAAGTAGAGATCCTACTGTCCACTACGGACGGTAAGGTCATTACAACGGCAAAATTTGCCATTAAAGTGCACGGTACCCAGAGCACCGCCGGTATGGAACAAAGCGACGACTGGTCCGCCCTCCGAGACGCACTGTCCAAGCTGTCCCAAGTGCCGGCGGCCGAAGATGTAGCCACACTCAAGGCGGCGGTAGCGCTTGTCAATGGACGGTTGCAAAAGCAGGCGCAAACCACACACATCCAGGCGGTCCTTGCCGCCAAATTCACGCCAACAGCCGAGGGAACATACGAGACGCCGGTGTACCTAAGCCTTACATCGACGGCGCGCCAATACGGCACAGCGCTCACGCTGGCTGACGGCGGCGTAAAAATAGGCAAAGGCGTAAGCAAAGTGAGGATCACCGGGCAGGCGTATATGTATGAGTCCACCGCTCTAACGCAGTGTGAAATGGACTTGTACATCGTCAAGGCCGACGGCACGGCAACACGCATTGAGCGGTGTATATGTACAAGATCCGGTAAGTATGAGACCTACATCACCGGGCCAATCGTTACAGCCGTCAGCGAGGGTGATATCATTAAGCTGGCATACATCGGCAAGCCAGACACCTCATTCATCAACTATAACGACGCCACCATGCTGAATGTGACTGTTGAAGAGTGGAATCTATCTACGGCAGCGGGCGCGGATCTATCCGCAGATGATGTGCTTCTTAACAAATGGCACACCGGCACCGCCATTGATGGTGCAGCGGGCAGTGAAAGCACCTACCCGGCTTCCGGGATCAGTTCCGCATTCATCGGTGACCTGTATCTAAACCTGAGTACCGGCACGGTGTACCAATGCACGGCCACCGGTACGGCGGACAAAGCCACCTGGAAGTATATGACGGTGCTATCCAATGTAGGCGACGGAACCGTGCAGGCAAAGCACCTGGCAGAGGGTGCGGCGCTTGGGAACATCGGCCTGAATTCAATTACGAGCGCAAAAATAGCAGACAGGGCAATCACGGGCACCAAAATTGCCTACAGCGGCGTGGAGCAGGACAATATCAAGGACGGCGCGGTGACAACGCAGAAGATCGGCAGCAAGGCGCTCAAAGCCTGGCACTTCTCCGATAGTATCATCGGAAAAGGTCTTCTGACTGACGCCTTGGCCAAGGAGATCACAGACGCCACGACAGGCCTTGCAGAGGTGCAAGAGGAGCTGGCAGGCGCAGGCGAAACATGGGAGCCTGTGTTTTCCAAAACATTTGACGCTGACACCACAGCGAACCAGCAGTGGAACCTCACCAAGCCTTGCCGAAAGATCAGGCTGCGTATGGCTGTGGCCGGGAGTGCTGCCAACTCCGCCGCTGGTGACATTACAGTGTACATTAACTCCTATACGAGTAAGTGTTTTCTGCCGAATGCTTTCCGGTTTGAAACGGCTACCACAAAGGGCTCTTTCGCCGTTGCTGAGGTAGAGATTACCGAGGATATGGTGCGCGTGCAAACCAACAAGAGCAATATCGCCAGCAAATTCAACGCGGCCAACTCTATGACCGGCGGCTCCATTTGGCTCGCAAGCGGGATCACATTTAACATTTTCAAGGACGCCGAGGGCCACGGTGCAATCAAAGCCCTGTCGTTTCCGACCAACGGCAAGACCATTGGCGCCGGAACGACTATTGAGATATTGGGGGTGGCAAAATGAATGTAGAGACCGAAAGCCGTATTGCGTTTTTGAAGTCTGAGTTGGCGGAGACCGACTACCTGTGTTTGAAATTTACAGACGGTGCTTTATCTGAGGAAGAGTACGCACCGATCCGCCGGCAGCGGGCTGCATATCGGGCAGAGATCAACGCCCTGCAAGGGGGTGAGACCGATGTATGACGCATTTCTCACCGCCGCACTGACTGCTGCCGTGTCAACGGTGGTAGGCAGTGCCGTGTCTGCCGTTATCGCTTCATTGATTGCAAAGAAAAAGAGCAAGAAAGCAATGGACGAAGTCACCACAGCCCGGTACATAGCCATTGAAAACGGCTTGCAGTCCATATTGCGTGCCGAGATCATACGGCAGCACGAAAAGCATACCGAGCGGCACTACTGCCCCCTCTATGCAAAAGAAGCAATGGTCAAGGTGTATGACGCATACCATGCCCTGGGCGGCAATGGAATGATGACAAGATTCTATAATGAAATTATCGCGCTCCCGGAGGAGCCGCAACAAAAGGAGGACTAAAAAATGAAAGTAACAGCAGGAACAATTGCAAGAACCGTCGTATTGGCGGTATCTCTGCTGAATGTACTCTTGAACGCCTTTGGCAAGAATCCTTTGCCGTTTTCGGACGATGAGGTGTACACCGCCGTGTCAACGGTGGTGGCCGTAGTAGCGTCCCTGGCCGCCTGGTGGAAGAATAACAGCTTTACAAAGGCTGCACTAAAGGCGGACGAAACTCTGGCGTTGGAGCGTACAGAAACGGCAGAAAGCGAGGCGGTAAACAATGAGTAAGCTGTATTACTGCCGGCAGACCACCGAAAAGTGCAAATCTATCAGATACCCAAGCAAGACCCACCACTATAAATACGGCACCAGCGGCTGTATCTATACCAGCGGCTGCGGAGTGTGCTCAAGTCTTATGGTGCTCCATAACTTCGGATTTACAAGTTTAGACACGGCAGCCTGGACGCAGAAATGCCTACTAATGGGCGCACGCAGTGCAGACGGCACCGATATGGACAAGGTGGCTGCATACCTGGAAAAGCACTATTCCATTGTGAGCAAGAGAGCCAAGACCGTTGCTGACCTGAAGAACCACCTGAAAGCCGGTGGCAAAGCTATTGTATGCGTCAGCGGTGGCGGCAAGAAGCTGTTCAGTAATGGCGGCCACTATATCTATATTGGCGGCCTGGACAAGTCCGGCAACCTGATTGTGCTGGATCCGTACTGGTATGATGGCAAGTTCACCATGACTGCCAATCGGCGGAAGTACACAAAGGTCAAGAACGCCAGGGAAGTGTATGTACAGCCTGCCGCCCTTGCGTCTGACATCAGCGGTATTTGGCTGTTCACAAATGCCAAGGGTGCTAAGACGGTTTACGCGGCAAGCGATGTGAACTACCGCAAAGCAACACCCAAGGCGCCTACCATAAAGCCGGGTAAATACACCACCACGGCGGTGCGTGGGATTTACAAGGGCGCAGGCGCTGCCACCGGACGCAAGAAGGTCAAGGATCTGACCAAGGACGGCCGGCGACACGCGACCAGTAGCAAGTCCAAAGCAGACGCTATGTTTCGGGCAGGCACCACCATCACCGTGCTGGAGACAAAGCTGCTCAGCACCGGCAACCTGTGGGCACGCTGCCCCTCTGGCTGGCTGTGTGTGTGGGAAAAAGACGGCAATAAGAAGTTTATTAAGTAAAGGAGGACGACAATGGCAGAAGCGAAGAAACCCGCCACAAAGGCGGCCAAAAAGGACAAGGCATTCCAGATCAAGGTAGTGTTCCAAGGATCCGTCAGGGTCCACAGCCGCCCGATATTGGGAGACGAGGATGTGCTCCGGCTGGCCAAGACCGGCGATGTACTGATGGCAAGAGCTATTGACAGAAGTACGGACACGCCGTTCTACGAATTGGTGGGCGGCGGCTATATTGCCGCAGATCCGGCACTGATCGAAAAAGCATAAGACACAAGAAAAGAGACCCGGCAGGGAGTAATCCCACCGGGTCTTTGCTATTAGATTTTGTTTTCGTGTTCCAATTTGTAAGCCATAAGATCAATAACATACTGCGGACAAGGATTATCACCATAAATCCAAGCCTGCATAGTGCGCGGCGGCACGCCAAAGAAACTGCCAAAACTACTCATCGGCATACCGCTGGCGTCAAATAGTTCACTGACGCTATCAAAAGAACCAGGAGACACAGTCAAACGGTTTTGACGGATCGCATAAGCAAGGAGTTGTCCCAAGGTCATTGCTTCCATCCATTCGTCGTCTGCCAGCTGAATGCGCTTTTCCTCTTCCTTGTCAAGGGCGTAGTCAAACACGATCTTGACCCCGGACTTGACCCTGCAAGCTACGATTACCTTTTTGGTGCGGCGCAGGTGCTGAATATCATCCCGCACATCCTCGATCAGCTCAGTACATTCAAAGGACACCTGCTGCCCCATGTCGTTCAGAATTGCCATGTTATCCTCCTAATGATGTTGCACCATCTGTTGGTGCATTATTTGTTTGCAGCTTGTTCCAGTTTGAATAGCAGTTCGTCAACGGTCACAAGTTTTTTTACATCGGCATTGCCGTCCAGCTGAATAATGCAGCCCATTTCTCCAGCGCGGTAAACACGGATATGATCCGCAGAAGCACTGAAAGCCAGCTCACGGTCATCATATATGTTGATCCAATGCTCCAGGTCAAGAACGAGGTGGTAATGGTCAGGGATTGCCGTGTCGCCGTCTACGATATACGCCTGATATTCGTTGTCTTGGCCAAAGTCGAGAGCGGCCACAGTGCTGCCGCTGCGTACGGTTAAAGAGGCGATGTCGCTTTCGCCGATATATTTTTTTGCAAAATCCTTATAGTTTTTCATAACTTTCTCCTTTGTTGTTGTAATTAGTGAGTTTCTGTGGTATACTGATCGTAGATGGCGGGTAGCCGCCCGCCATCTACTTTTCTTACTTAGGAGCGAAGCGCTTCTAAGATTTCAATTGCGTCGTCCAGGCTCTTGCATTTTTGCAAGATCTGGATGACAAGTTCGATGAATAGGTTAAACTGTCGATCAGTCATCTTAGCTACCGTCCTTTCTCAGTATTTGTGAGATCCGCTTTCCGTCTCTCACTGTTTATAGTATATCACATAATATGCGATATGTCAAGAAAAATTTGCAAAAAAAATAAAAAAATTTTAGCCGGGCAGTTACTTGTCCGGCTTTTTCTATACCTCGCATTACCAAGTACTGCAATAAGTACTGCAACGCCAAAAGTTTTTTATTTTCTATCATTTCTCGTGTAAGCAGAAATTTGGCTTAAATAAGCCAAAAATGAAAATATAAAGAAAAAAGACGGCGCATATAAACGCCGTCTTAGTGGTTGCGGAGGTAGGACTCGAACCTACGACCTCCGGGTTATGAGCCCGACGAGCTTCCAACTGCTCTACTCCGCGATATGGTCGGTGCACTTTCTTAGTGCTATATCATTATAGCAGATATTTTCATTTTGTCAACACCTAAATTTTGGCAAAGGGAAAATTGAGGGCGACCCGGGCAATGAAAAAGCAGCGGGCCACTGAAAACCCACTGCTCTCCCATCATCTGCCGATGATAACCTTAACCTGTGCTTAAGCACAAAAATATAATACTATATTCCGGCCCAAAAGGCAAGCGAATTGCAGATATTTAACGAATTTATTTATGGTGTATCATTACAGCGGGTATAAATTTAGCTGTGCAGCGGTAGCAAAAGGCACAAAATGCCCCGATAAAATCCAAAAATAGGCAAAAAACAACCCTGCCGCGTGGCAGGGTTGCAAGTGATCTATCGCTTATTTTACGCGGCTGATCTCGCCATGCTTTGCCAAATACTCGTCGCTGGCCGGGAAGTGGTTCTTGTAAGTGATGCTTACCACGGCGCTCTTGTCGCGCAGAACGGCTACATTCGCGTGGTTCACATCTACGGTAACTTCCATATCATAGTCGGCCTCTACGATCTTGCCGGTCTTGGTGTCGATTTTCACAACGCCGGTGCCATTCTTATAATGTACCTTGCAGTTATCGGCAGTGGTTCCCTCAGACCAGGTCAGCGGCTTAATGCTATCTACAACAGAGTCGATGCCGCCCAGTGTATTGAAGAACCGACCCTGAGAGTCCTGACCCTTGTGGCTCATTTCAGCCATCTTAGGCTGGATCTTCATGGTGATGGTGCCGTCGCCGTTGTCCTCAACTACAACAGCCAGCACATCATCGGCAGTCAGAGAAGAGGTGACTAAGCTGTTGCCTTTCTCGTCTACATCGTCCTTCTGCACTTTGCCGGCGGTGGGAGGCAGGGCAGAGGTGCCTGCATGAAAAATGCCGCCTACGATACCGGGTACCATGCTGTTGATGGTTTTGTTCTCGTTACCGTCGATGATGACGCTGTTAATCTTTAAGTCCTCATCGCCGATGAAGGCGCTCCAAGTCTGCTTGCCCTCCGGGGTATTGAACTCGGCGGTCTCAGCCTTGGTCTTGTTGTAGGCCTCTACATAGTACTTGACTGCGTCCTCGGCGGTGTCCATCTTAATACCGCCGTATGTACCGGCCTGAAACTCGCCGATTACGGACTTGTCCTCAGTAGCGGCGGCGTCGGCAGCTACGGGTGCGGTCTTGGCGGCAGAAAATACCACCTTAACGGCAAAGACAACTGCAACGGCAACCAGTGCAATTAACAAAATGCGGATGATCACATCCAGTGCGGATTTGCGTTTCACATTATAGCTCATAATAAATCCCCTTTCTACAGTATAATAACCGATAGGAACATAATTTTCAACTGCTTTTTTCAAATCTGTCCAAAAAAAATAGAAAATTCCGTTTTCGGTTGATTTTTTACAGGGAATCCAGTACACTTACAATTAGCAAGTAGTATCTAAAAATACAAAATCCAGGGATACTACCTTGCAGAAGGGGGATTTTAATTATGGCGGAGACGCTGCAAAAAACCAAGAAGAAAACCGGACGGAAAAAACACCGTGCCGGGCGCATTGTGCTGGCGGTACTGGGGGTACTGATCCTGGCCATTGTGATTACGGATGTGGTGGTGTGCCACCATCGGTCGGACCCGGACCACATTCAAACGTACGACACCCAAAACCCGTATGTTTTGGAACAGACAGACATTTCCGGCCACCGCAGCGGCGGCGGGATCGAACCGGAGGAGACTTTGCGTGCCTTTAAGAATTGCGCCGAGAACCCGGACTTCTCCATTGATGTGTTTGAGTTTGATCTGCATGTCACCAAGGACGATGTGCTGGTGCTGCTTCATGACGACACGGTGGACCGCACCTCGGACAGCCAGCAGGTGTTTGGCGAGAAGGATGTGCGCCCGGAGAACAAGACTTATGAGGAACTGCGCCAGTTGAATATGGGCGCGCAGTTTGAGACGGAAAGCGGCGAAAAGCCCTATGCGAACCTGCATGGTGATCAGGTGCCGGACGATCTGCGCATTTTGCGGGTGGAGGACGCGCTGGACTACCTGATCGCACAGGGCAAGGGCGAATATAAGTATATTATTGAGATTAAAAACAGCGGCGATTTGGGCACCCACGGTGTGGACCTGCTCTATAATATTATGAAAGAGCGCGGAATTATCGACCGGGTGATCTTTGGCACCTTCCATAAGGAAGTGAGCGCCTATGTGGACGCCACTTATAAGGATATGACCCGCAGCACTTCCATTGCCGAGGTGGCGGAATTCTGGGCCGCAGCCCTGCGCAATGACGAGAATTACACGCCGCCCTGCAAGGTGCTGCAAATTCCCTATTGCGCGCCGTACAAGAACCTGGGCTTCAACCTGGGCACAGCCACGGTAATCAATTATGCCCACGCCCATGATATGGCCGTGCAGTATTGGACAGTGAACGACCCGGAGGACATGGCCTACCTGGTGGATTTGGGCGCCGATTGCATTATGTCCGATTACCCGGATAAGCTTTATGATACCATGCAGGATAAGGCGTAA